CCGCACCTTTTGTCCCGCCTTTGCGCCCAGCGTGTAGCGGATGAAGCCGATGCCGATCGTGGGGATGCCCGCGCTGTCCAAGTAGGCACGGGTTTTCACGCCTTCCCATTTTTTAATCAGCGCGTAGCCCGCGTCGTCCAGTTTCAGGTTTTCATTCATTTTTTATCCTCCAATAAAAAAGGCCGTTTCAGACGGCCTGTGCTGTTGAATTAGTCTTTATCGATGAGCTTTTCAGCCGTTTTCCTCAGCCATTTCTTCATCAATTCAGGGGCAAGGGTTTTCACGGTATCCATCGCATGACCTGTCAGGATGCCGACAAACGCGCCGGCAACCGCGCAAGTCCATACTTGATTTACCATCAAAAACCGTTCCGCTACTGCCGCCGCCGCGACTGCCGAAATCAAGGCTTCGAACAGGCCTGATACTGGCGTATCATGGTCTTTCATGCTTGACCAGACACTGCCGACAATGCCGCCCCCTATGGCAAACAGATAGCCGAATTGAAAAAAATCGTGCATCATTCCCCCTTTTGTTCTCGTTTGAATTTATCCTCCGAAAACAAGAATTTAAGTGAGTTATTTCCAGCGAGTAAGCAAAGGAATGCCAACACGGGCGGGATGACCATGCCTGTGTGAGCGGGCGGGTATGCAGCCCAGAAAGCATATGCCGTCAGATACCAGATAAAGGCCGATATAAGCAGCATATAACCCGACAAAACCTCCCCTTTGAACGTCTGCCAGTACATCGCCGCCAGTTGCAGCAATCCGACCCCGCCGAATACCAGTATCAATGTCAGTTCCGAAATGTCCTTGAACTTGTAGTAAATAGGCCAGTTATAGATGTCGTTCGGCGAGAACGCGAAAACCAGTGCATAACCAATCATCGAACACCCGCTGACAAACTCGACCGCCCGCGTTCCCGTCCCGAAAAGCCACCTTTGGAAGCGCACAGGCAAAAATCGAAGTTCGAAAGCATATTTCAGCCATTGGATAGACTTGCTCATATTAAATCTCCGTAAAAAAAGGCCGTCTGAAACGGCCTGTCATGCGATTTTGAAATCACGGTTTAATTGTTTAAGCAGCTTGGCAAGGTCTCTTTTGTGGATAAAGTCCCCGCCCGTGGTATTGATGACGATGGTATCGCCCCCGCCGCCCTGCCCCGCCATATCACGAATGGTCTGCGCGTGTTCCGCAGGCAATACCATCTCGTTTTCGTGCAGTTGGGTAAGCGGGTTGATGCCTGCCGGAATATCCCAGCCGCCCGCCGCCGACGGAATCCGCGTCGTGGTGGTGGTCGAACCTCCGCCGCCTCCGCCGCCCATCAACCCCATTACAGCCGCCATCATGGCTGCCATTGCAGCAACGGCGAGAATCGGGCCGACATACGGAATGGATGCTTGAGAAGCTGCCGCACCTGATGCCGCTTGAACAGCGTTACTACTGACGACTGCCGTTGTTTCCGTCGCTTTGGTTGCCGCCGTTTTAGCTGCTGCCGCAGTCTCTAAAGCCTCCTTAGTTCCGAAAATCATCTTGTAAATCGCTGATTCCTGAACCATACGCTGCATCATTCCTGCAAGCGGCTTTGTAACCATTTCCTGAATAAAGGTCTGCCCCATACTCTTGAAAAAGTTATTCATGGCCGTGCGGAAATTCTGCGTTCTGGACAGCATCGCCGAGAAAGCCTGCCCCATCTGTTGCTGTGCCTCTTCCCAAACGTTCTTGCCGCCGTCTTGCAGCATCTCCACCAGTGAAGGCGCATCCTTGCGGCGTTGCTGTTCGCGTTTGCCTTGGTTCTTCTCCTGATTCAGGCTGTGCCCCCGATCCAGTTCCCCGACCTGCTGCTTCAGCTTTTCAACGGCCGCCGCACTGTAAGTCGGGTCTTGTTCGGCCAGCGCGATACGCTCCTGCAATGCGTCGTAGGCGATTTGGTATCGGCGGTTTTCAAACTCGATTTCCAAATCTAAGCGTTCGAGTTGCGAGATGCGCCCGGCTGAAAGGGCTTGGTCGGCGGCTTCGGCCTCCAAATCCAAACGGTATTTGTCCGCCTTTTCCCATTCCTCCACCTGCCGCAGCTTGGCTTCCGTAGACTGCTTGGCCAGCGAGTGTTCCAACGAAACGATTTTTTCGCGGATTTTCACGCCGTCCTTGCCGCCCGCATCCACCAGCGACAGCTTTTCCTTCCAATAGGCGCGTTCGCGGTTCAAATCCCAATCGGCATGGGTCTTGCCCTCGACACGCATTTCCTCGTGGGCGAGTTTTTGCGCTTTGATTTCGGCTTCCCACTTCTGCATTTGGTCATTCTTGCCGCCTGAGCCGCCCCTTCTCCTGCCGCCACCGCCACCGCCGCCGGAAGGTACGGAACGGCGCGAAGAACCGCCTCCGCCCCCGCCTCCTGCCGATTTGCCGGATGGCCTTTTACTTGCAAAGTATTGCTGCAATCCTTCCTGTTGCTGAAGTGCTGCCTCTTCCGCGTAGATTTCGTCGAAACTGCGTCCGACTTTCGGCGTATTTTGTACCGGTCCTTTCCCGACAAGATTAACCTCGCCGACCGTCCCGATGCCTATACCAGGTACTTTGTTGGCCAACTCGATAACGCGGTTGATGCCCTTGATTGTTGAATTGACCAAGTTTTCTATACTGCTGATAGCCGCTTTGGCCGCCGCAGCCGCGCCGTTCTGAATCGCTGCCCACAAATCGCCGAAGGATTCGATAGCCCAAACAACCGCAGCCCTAATAATTGCGCCGAAAGCGTCAAAAACCTTGCCGATTTTCTCCAGCAATCCCGTAAAGCCTTCGCCCGTATCGCTGAAAAATCCGCCGAAGGCCGCCGTTTGTCCGTCTGCCGAATCACTGCCCGCACTGGTAATATCGTTATAGACGGCCTCAATCAAGCCGCCCAATCCTTCATAGCCCGTACGGATTAAGTCGAAAACATCGGATGCAATACTGCCTAACACATCCATGGCCTCGCCGAGGTTGCCCGTTGCGGCCAACAAGCCGACCACCAAGGCCGTAGCGGCAACAAGCGGATTAGCCGCCATCAGTGTCCACAAACCCTGAACCGCACCCGACAACCCGCCGACGGCAATCGTCAGGCCGCCGAAAGACTGCACCAGCATGGCGATTCCGACCAATACCGCCGCGCCGACCAACTCTTTCAAGTGATTGGCGACAAAGGCAATCACGGCGGCCACACGGGACATAATGCCCGTCCCGTTCATCATATCGCCGACCAGGCTTTGCCAATTATTGCGGAAAATCTGCAAGGCGTTGCCCATCGTCATCGGCATTTTCGCCGCCTGCTCCGCGAACTTTTCCGCCGAACCGGAAATGGCTTGGAAAATCACATCCGCCGTCAGCTTGCCTTCACTGCCCAGCTTTTTGATTTCAGCGCGGGATTTGCCCATGTATTCCGCGATGGTATCCAACAGGATAGGCGCGGCTTCGGCAATGGATTTAAATTCGTCGCCCTGCAATACCCCGCTGCCCAAGGCCTGCGAAAGCTGCAACAAGGCCGCAGACTGCTGCTCCGCCGCCACGCCGCCGATGGTCATAGCGTTATTCGTGGCTTCGGTAAATTTCAGCACCTCTTCCTGCGAATAGCCGTAGTCCTTCAACGCACGGCTGCTCTTCACATACAATTCGGTCGTGGCCGACAAATCCGCCCGCGTCTGATTGGCTACCTGCAACAAACGGCCTTTTACCGCCGCAAATTCCGCCTCTCCCGCCGTCGTCTGCCGTACTTGGTTGTCCAGTACCTGCATCTTATCGGCGGTTTCGGCCATCCCTTTTGCAAACGACACCAGCGCGAAACCGGCAAACAAGCCTTTCAGACGGCCTATCACCCCGGCAAAGCCGCTGCCCGCTGATTCGGCCTTCTTCAAATCCTCATTTAACTGCTTAATCTTGCGCTGATAAGTTCCCACATCGATTGCGCCGACTTCGAGCAGCTTGTTTACTTCCGCCTGTTTGGATTTGAACTGCTCCATCGGCGTGCGCGTTTCCAAATACACCCGCTTGGCCGATTCCGTGATTTTGCGGAAAACGGCTTCTTGCGCCGCGCCGACGTCTTTCAGGCTGTCCGGATTGAAATGCAACCCCTCTTGAAAGGCCTTCCGCACATCGGCCATCTGCGCCTGAATCCGCGCCTTCACGTTCGCGATGGCATCTTCAATCTGCTTGGCCGCAGCGGAAGCCGCATCGGCCGCACCGTCAAAGCCAGCCGCCGTTTCGTTTTGCGCCGTAATCTTGATTTTGGCTTCTAAATCGCTCATATCGCCACCTGTAAAAAAGCCGCCCGATACCGAACGGCGTTACCCTTCATGCTTTCATTTTCAGGCGGTTTCCAACAATTCCGCCCCTGCAAAAATACTGTCTGCATTTCCTTCTTCCACCGCCTTGCGGTACAGCCATTCTTTGCATGATTCGCCTTCGGCAGGCAGGCCACCTATTGTCAAAGAGTGCGAACAAAGCGGATTGCGCCCTAATTCATGCGCTTTCTTCGATACATAACCGTTCAGCGTCGCAGTCGCGCTGCCGTACTTGTAGTCGATGCCCACATATTCGATAACGTGGTAGGACGCCACTGCGCCGGTGCTTTCGTCTTCGATTTCGTGCTTGATTGCGATTACCTGTTTTGCCATGATTTTTCCTTTCGATAGGCATTAAAAAACCCGCAAATGCGGGCAAAATAATTTCAATATTTAATTTCCGTAACCCAATGGGATACCGTCTAGGTCAACCATAAAAATATAAGTGCTGCCAGGCGTTGTCCATCCACTCATAGATTTCCACCAACCATTACCGCTACCTAAATTAACTAAGGCATGTTGTACCGTGTTTTCATCACGGAAAAAGAACCCTTCCGCTAATTCAGCCGCGTAATCAGTAGTAAACCCTCCTGGCACATATACATCACTGTTATAAAGATGAAGCATAGCGCGTCTAACATAAGGTATGAAAACTCCTAAATTATTAGAATATTTCCGATAAGCACTTATATCAACCTTATAGTCCTTTTTCAAATCGGGGGACTGGTCGTAAGACAATTCATGAAACGATACAAGTTTTAGCCTGTACCAAGCGGAATGATAAACTAATTCTCCCTTATCATTCCATAATTTCAACCCCGCCCCACGCTCAGGCGGTTGCCATATATCAAAAATATAATATTCGATAGGGTCTTTTAACGTGAAGTTGTGCCAAATAAAGATATTAAACCCTCTATCCGTACCCTGATATACTGATTTTTCAGTTAAAGACAGCGCAGTTACCTTACTGTTATAATCATATCCTCTTGGTTTCAATACGATTACGGGATAATTCATCCCTTTAGTGTCAATAAATGTACTTTTACTATCACCATTTTTCAAAAAATCTTTATCATATAGTAAACCTGATTTTCTTAAATGGAAATTTTGGTATTGATTACTTATTGTAACTAATGGAGTGCCACCGTTTGAATTAAATATCTTAAACATAAGGGCAAATCCCTAGAACTAAATTAATATAATCTCCTTTTTCATTACTCGCCCCGATCGCATTATCGCCATAAATCCACCCTATATCAGGATTGTTGTAAAATTCGTATGAATAATGAACTTTTATCCCATCAATTCTAATTTCCGGCCATTCCGTGCCATCAATATCTGACATTGTAATGAAGTGAAATACCTTAAACCCATCAGGGATATTCGCTAATTCAGGAACATCTACAACTCCCTTCCAACCTTTGCCAGATGTAGGTATTTGAAGTATTTTCAAAACTTGAGGAAACCTTGAGTCCACTTTATCTCTCAAGGTTCCGTCTTCATTGTAGACTTTCAACCCCGCTGCCATTCATTCTACCTCCATAAAAGAGGCCGTCTAAAACCTAGACGGCCTTTCTTACATTGACAACTCAACAATAAGAACCCCTCGTTCGTTAAAGAACTGGATTTTATCATTCGTCATCTTCAGCCCAACATTACCGGACGCAGCAGATATTGACACCTGCCCGTTGCCATTAACAACAAACCGTCCGTTGCCGAGATTCATACTACCCGCCCGAATCGCGCCCATATCGGCAGAAATGGCCGACAGACTGGTAACGCTTATCTTGTCCGCCGTAATCGCATTAGACGCAATTTCCCGCGCCGTCACACTGCCCGCCCTGATTCGGTTTGCATTCAGCGTATTGGCCGCGATTTTGTCGCCATGTATCGTTCCGGCGTTCAGATTGTCGATAATCGCCTTGCCGTTGACCACCAACTCGCCATTCACGCCGACACGGTTTTTCTGCGTATCCACCGTGAACGGGAAAATATCGGCCTTACCGACAGCACCGACGCCGAAGCGGTCGGCGTTCACAATAAACCTGCTTTCAGGCGTTCCGTTTTTCGGCGTAGTTGCCAAGCCGTAGCCCGCCACCCTGCCGTTTACGTCCACCTTAACCGTGTATTGCGCTTCCAGCCCGTTAATGCTTCGGGCGTGGGTTTGGATGGACGCGGTATTGCCGTTTACCGACGTTTGCAGGGTCGTTATCCTTTCAGTTACCGCCCTGATATCGCCTTCAGCCTTGGTAACCGCCCGTTCGACGGTTTGAGTTACTGCCGTCAATGCGGCTTCGCGCCGTGCCGCCTCATCTTCCGGCGCGGGCGACCAATCCGTGCCGACCGTGCCGCGTTCCAACTTGATGCGGTCAATGCGGCTGACTGTTGTCGATTCCCTCCTGTAAAAAGCCAGCACAAGGTTTTTCGATGATGCGTTCGGCTGCTCAAGGCCGCCGGTTATCGGCGCGTTCCAGTTAAATGTTACCCTGTAAAGGCCGTCTTTAACCTTAGCCAACCGCGCCAGTTCGCGATTGCCGAAAGTGTTGTAAACGCCTACCGTCCGGTCGGCGGCGACCTCACCCCAAATCGTCAACGTTACTGCTTCGCCCACATCTGGAATATCGGCCAAGCCGTAGCTCAAACCGTAATCGCCGCCCTGATAGGCCGCACCAGAGCCGCGCAGCAGATTGCGCCCACCGATTTGCAGGCTGCCGATGCTTGCCGACAGTTCGCTGATTCTTTGTGCCGTCGCACCATCCTTTCCAGCCTGCGTAGAGACAAACTGGCGGAAATCCGCATCAACCCGATTGGCCGCCGCTTGCGCCGCTTCGGCTCCCCGCCGCGCCGCGTCGGCTTTGGCTTGCGCGCCGTTTGTCGTTTCGTCTGCCACCCACTCCGTCCACAAGTCTTTCGTGTAGTTGAACACGCCGTTGCCTGCGTAGATATGCGTCGTATCGGATTTACGCCTCATCACCGTGCCGTCTTGCAGGTAGGCCGTCTGAAAAATCCTGCCGCCCGACGGGTCGCCCCAAGGTACGACGGTTTCCAGCGCGGCAAAACCGCCGCCCAAGCCCAGCACGTCGGCCTGTTTGAACTCCGAAACCGTACTGCGCGGATGGTTGGCGAAATACCACGACGGCGGACGGTTGTCGTTGCGGGTGTCCGGTATCGTAAACTTCGCTTGCAGTTGGCGGATTTCTTCCGCCCGTGCGCCGTCGTTACGGACAACGGTTTCCCGCAGCGTATTGATGCTGCCTTCCGCCGATGCCACACGTCCGACCAAGGTTTCCCGTGCCTGTGCTTCCGCCCGGTCTCCCTCCGCACGCGCCCGTTTTTCCGCTTCCAAACCTGCGGCAGTGTTGCCCTGCGCGACGGTTACGGCTTGGATTTGCCGCGCCTGTTCGGCGTTTACGGCTTCTTCGGCGGTTATCTTCGTGCCAAGCTCGCGTGCTTTGGCTGTCAAATCATCGGCCGCCTTTCTAAAGGCCGTCTGAATCCGCGCATTCACACTGCCGGCTCCGCTGCCGTCAATCAAAGCGATTTTGTCGCGCAAAGCCTTATTCAAACTGCTTTCGGCCAAGTCGCGCACGGTAACGTCCACGTCATAGACGGTAAATGCCGCACTGCTGCTGACCTGCAAGCCCGTTTTGTCAAAGCTGTCATAACCGGCCGCCCGGACGTAATAAGTCTTTCCTCCTTCCAAGGGGTTTCCATTGCATTTCGCAATGGTTACAAACGTTTCCGCGCCGTCGTACACACGGTTTGCATCAACCGTAGGACAGGCGGGATTGTCAGACACCCACAAAATGATGCCTGCGAAATCTTCTTCAGACGGCATAGCGCATTTGAAAAACGCCTGCCGTAAACCGCTGTCAATCTCAATGCCTTGCAATGGTTTGAGTTGCGGATTTTGTGCGGCTACTTGCGCCCATGCGCCGGTCTTCCCGGTAACGGCACGTCCGCGCACCTTGAAAACTACATTGCGCACCTGCCCGCCGTCGGCTTTCATGTCGGCCAGCGTGTAAGTGTAACTGTTGGCGGTGATGCCGTTGATTGCCCGCAAACGGGTTTGGCTGCCTGCGGCGTAGATTTCCACGTCGTAGGTGTCTGCGCCGTCCAGCTTGTCCCACGCCAGCACGGCTTCACGGCCATACGCCCATGATGACGTCAGGCGCAGGTTAGCTACCTGTCCAAGCGGCGCGCCGATAATGCGGTACGAATAGGCCGGCACTTCGGCCAAATCCTGCGCCCCGCTGCCGAAAACATTGTGCGAAACCAGCTTGACCCACACCGTGCGGCCTATCCAATCACGCGGCACGGGATACTTGAACAGCGATTCGTCCACACGCACAAACGGCCTTCCCGCCTCATGCCTGTCGATGTTGCTGCCATACGCACCGCGCGTCAGGTTACCCAACACATAACGTCCGACCCCTTTCAATTCGGCGGTTTCGTAAGCCAAAAACTCGCCGTCGGCATAACACAAGGTCAATAAATCTCGGCTGTCCTGCTCCGTTCCGCCCGTCAGCTGCCCTGCGCCGATTTCCACGCCTAAAGTATTAGCACGGTCAAATACCGCACCTGCGGGCAGTGCCGCCGTCAGGCTGCCGTAACGCGCTTTCCCGCTTACCGCACCGACGCGGGTGTAACTGTCGCCATTGGTCGATACCCATACTTCCGCGCCGCCCCACATATCGCCGCCTGCGGTTGCCAGCCATATTTCAGGCTCGCCGCCCGTCAGTTGCAATGGTGCTTCAAACATCACGGGCGCGTGCGCGTTGCCGGGCGATACATTGTAGTCCGCCGAATAACCCAATGACGGCTGTGTCGGATACTCTGTCGCCGATGCCGTGCCGAACGGAAAGTCTTCCGCCTTCACGTTCAATACGCCGTCTTCGTCTTCTTCGATTTCGGTAATGCGGACGGGGGTCTTGTCCAAGCCCAAGCCCTCGTCTGTCAGCGTTACCAAGTCCATAGGCTCAAGCAGGCAATATTTCCAGCCCAGCTTAAATTCATACTCGTTGCGGACGTATAGGGCGCGTTGCAACAGCAATTGCGCCACCTGACGCGCCACCTTCGCATCACAGATGCCGTGCATTTTGACCGCATCCTTCGGGCGGATGCCGTATTGCTCGATATTCGCCTGGTCTTTTGCTTCCGCCACGGCGATGTTGTAGTCGTTTGCACGGTCGAGATACTCAATCTGCACCTGATTGTATGCGTCGGCATTCGTCTTGCGCTCCACGCGCACGGGGTCTTCCGCGCCCGAAACGATAAAATCGTCATCCGACAAATCATACAGTGGGGTCAGGTTCGGAATATAGGTCGCGCCGTTGCCGGACAAGCCTGAATCACCGTATGGGACGATTTTCAGACGGCCTTGAGAAAACACCGCCGCCGAATTGGTCTGCTCCAACAGTTCGGCGATATTGCGCTGTGCTTCCTGCTGCTCGCTGTAAACAGGGCTTAAAAAGATACCCGCCGCACGGCAATAAGTGCCGTAAACATCCGTATCGCCCAGATTTTCAACCGGGAAACCGCAGCCGTACTTCTGATTGGTCAGTAAATCGCGGATGATGTCGCGCGGATTGGCATCGACAATCGAACTTGAGTAGCCCAGCTTGCCGTCCACCTCGAAATTATGGCTGTAAATCTGTGCCGATTTCGTCAATTCGTAGTTCGGGCTGCACAAATAGGCCGTCCCCGAATAGCTGATGGCCTGTGCCGCATGTTTCGCCTGCTGCAAGTGCGGCCATACGGGCTGCTCTTCGCCGCCCTTGTACAAAGTCAGGCGCAACGAAGCGGGCGAAGAGAATTTTTCCTTGTCCCGCCAAATGCGCGTAACGCCTTTGATTTCGCCTTCACACAAAGCCATCATGACGGCGGCTTCGTAGGTGTACTTCACATCCTCCTGCTTCACACCGCCGCCACCCTTGCCGCCCTGCCGCGTCGTGGTCTTATGCTCGTAGGTCGTAAAATCGCCATACCAAACCAAATTGCCCGCCACGCGCGCCCGCCCGTACACCACGGGCAGAGTCAGTCCCTGCGACGACTGCTGCACCTGCAACGACAGAATCCGTTGTTCGGAAGTCGAAATAGTAGAAGATTTACCGCCCATAAAACCACCTTAAAACACCGGTGCCGGTTTAACTGCCGTCCGGCACAAAATCAAAATAACGCACCCCGCGCCCCGACAATTCCGCCTGCCCCATATCGTCCAGCACCACCCCGCGCCCGATGTAGCTGTGAATGACTTGGTTGCCGCCGATGTAGATGCCGCCGTGCGAAAACGTCCGCCCGAAACGCCATACCGCGATGCCGCCGACCTGCGGCGTTTCCACTTCGCAACAAAAGCGGGTAATGTTGCCCAAATACCGTTCGGCATCCCTGTGTAAATGCCAGTCTTGAGGGTATGGGCGCGGGTCGAAACTGGCAGGAATCAGCCCGACCGCCCGATACACGGCAACAAGAATCATGGCGCAATCCACGCCCGCACCCTTAACCATCGCCTGATGATGATACGGCGTGCCCAACCACGACCGTGCCTCTTCCACTATCCGCTGTCGCAAATCCATTTTCAGACGGCCTCCTTAAGTAATCGTGTCGGCGGCGGGGATATACGGGAAGCCGCGAAAATGCACGATGTTGTCAAACTTTTTCCCGCAGGTTTCCTGCCGCTTGTCGCAGCCCGGATAAATTTTGAACACATCGCCCGACTGCGGCGGGAAAGGCAGACGCAAGGCAAACGACAACGCGCCGCCCTTGTGCTCCTTGACCGTGCGGCTCAATCCGGCATTCCGCCCGCTCGTGAACTTAATCACGCCCTGATTGAACCAGCCGTCCGCCTGCGTCAGATTGCACGCCAGTTCCGTGCCGGTTGTGCTATTCGCCGCAACACGGCCGTTGACCGTGAATTTCTCACGATTGACCTTGCAGCCGCCGTCATACAGCGTCCTCATGCAGCCGGCCTGATAGATGTTGCGCGGGCTGGACACATTCAAAAGCTCGATGTCCGATTTCACATCCACTTTGACCGCAGAACGGCTGCCCGATACGTCGGACACCCTGCCGGAAAAGATGACCACCGCGCCGACAGGCGTTGCCCAATCGCTGAAAAATATCCGTTCGATGACCACCCGTGCGCCGTCCAATGCGCCGCCCAAAGCCGCCTCCGACCATTGCAGGCCTTCAAGCCTGTAATCGGGTTCTGCGGCAATCTCCAACGTGTTTGAGTCCACATCCAAGCCGACGGCCACACGCGTGGCCCCGCGTTTGATAATCAGCTTGTGCGCCTCATAGGTCTGCCCATCCCAAACAACAGGCATATCCGCGTTCGTGTGCCGCAGTATTTGGCCGTTTGAGAGCGTAATCCTGAATAAGTCCGCCATCAGAAATTCATCGCTGCCGTGCAGCAAATCAATCAGTTCCCTTGTCGCCGTCTTCATAACTTCACGCTCACAAACTCAATTTTCTTGGCCGCCCACAAATGCCCGATGATGTTCTCGAAATCCGCCGTATCGGCCATAAACCGCACGCGGAAATAAAAACCGCCCGACCATGTAATCGGCTGCCCTGCCGCCTGCGGCGTATTCAGCACCAAAACGCCCTTATCGGTAACGGCATAATCCCGCCCGTAAGTCAGCGGCCTGCCGCCCACCTTGACGGCCGGCCTGTCCTTCACTGCCAAAACAGGTTCGACAAAGCCACCGAACGACCGCACCAGCTGATAGCGGGTAACGCCCGTCACCGTATTGCCGACCAGCTGATCAGTTACAGTATTGTCGGTCGGGTCTTCGTACAAAAAACTTTCAAAACTGCCGCGACGGGCATTAAAAAAACCTGCCAGCCGTTCCAGTTCGTTAATTGCCGCCTTCGTCCGCAACACCTCGAAAGACAGCGAAAACCGCCATTGCGGATAGCTGTAATACGCCGCCCGCAACTCGCGCCCGTTGGCCGACTTTTGAATATTCGTGCTCCATACGGGTGTTTTTTTCGTCCCCCACTTCAAGCCGGGAAGCGCGGGGAAAACCGCATTGCCCATTTAGATGATTCCTTTCGCTTTCAGTAAGGCGTTAAATTCCTCTTTCGACAACGTATTGCCGCCAAGCATATTGACCGCTTCCGCCTCGTCTGCCTCGTTCGGCTGTTCAGACGGCCTGATACCCATATAGGACGCCACCAAGATATGCACGGGCGGATGGTTGCGCCAATAGTTGCTTAAATGCCCGATGCGCGGCAGGTCGATGTTCTCGGCCACATAATCCCACGTCCACCCCGTAGAGGCGCAGACGTGGGCGATCATGTCGCCGAAATTCAGCCCGCCGCCTGCGCTTCCCCCGCTTGGGCGGCTTCCTGTTCCTTGCGTTTCAGGCCGGAAACATCCATTACGGCGGCAAATACCTCGCCCATGTTGCCAATGTCGATTAAATCGGCCACTTCTTCGCGGGTCATTTCGGGGTGGTTCCGCTTCAGTGCGGCATGGGCGCAGTCGATAACGGTAGAGATTTGTTTTGCATCTTGGACGTTGCCGTCAAACTCGCCGATACGGCTTTGCAGTTGCTCCAATGCGCCAAGCGCAATCGGCGGGATAACGTAATTTGTGCCGTTCAGTTCAACGGTTACGCCTTTGATTCGTACTGTCATTTTTGCTTCCTTGATTCGGGTCAAATAAAAGGCCGCCCTTTCGGACGGCCTGCATCATTACTCTTGGATCCACAACGTGCCGACTTTAAAACCCGCATCGTCGGTTTGCGCCGTGAAGTCGATTTCGGGGACTGAAAAGTCGTCGTTTTTGGTCGAGAACAAGCCCAGTTTGCCGCTGGTTACGCTTTCCAGTTCCAGCAAGGCTTTTTTGCCTTTGAACTGCGTCAGGTATTTCAGCTTGAACGTCGGCGTATTACCCATCGCCATATTGGACAGCTCGATTTTCTTCGCCGACGGCATGGCTTGGGTGTAGGTAAAGCTCGGATAAACCGTTTTACCCTTATCCGCATCGGCAAAAGTGTACAAGCCTGTTGCGGATACCGTGTATTGCCCCGCCGCAGGGGTAGCGGCGACCTTGATGTATGCCGTGCCGTCCGCACCCATCACGCCCGCGTCTTCGACAAACGTACCGCCGTTCGGCGCGGCGGCTTGAATGGTGTAAGCACCGCTTGCAGGGATGGCCTTGCCTACGGTATCCGCCCAAAGTGCCTTCATCGTGCCGGTGGCAAATTCCGCACCGAAAAACAGGGTATTCAGGGCAAGGCCGTTGATTAACGCGCCCTTAAATTTCCCCGATACCTTAACCTTGCCCTGCGCCACGGCCAATGCAAAGCGGTTCTGACCGTAGAACTCCTTCAATTCCGCCGACAAATCGACAGACATCTCCTGCAAGCCCATGATTCGCACGGGCGTTGCATTCTGTACGCGGTTGCCGTAGGCATCCGTAATCATTTGCGCGAACACCTCGCCCGCGCCGAAAGTCAGTTGCATGACGTTTCCTTTCAAAAAAGCCGTTTTTCAGACGGCATCCGTTACCAAAATCATCACCGGCACCAAGGCAAAAGCCTGATTGCCGAACAATCCTTCATCCAGTTCTACATGGCCTTCGATGCGGCAATACACCACGCCTTCCACCGGCAAAGACGGTTGGCCGGTAATCGGCGACGGGGTATTCAAGACGGCAAACAGCCTGTCCAAGCACTCGTTCAGCCGCTCGGACGGCGCGTCTTCCGCATACACATACAGATACACGTTTGCCCGCATCAGATAGCGGCTGTCCTGACCGCTTCTCGGCTCGACCGTTTCCGATACCGGCGACAAGAACAGGGCGGGTTGTTCGTAAGCTTCCACCTCGTCCCAATGCCTCAGGCGGCGGGAAAACGTTACGATGCCTTCCACCTGCTTCAACTTCTCGAACAGCGCGGCATAAATTTTTTCGCGATCTACCATCTCAGCCCCCGCTTCGCCGCCGCTTCAAATTCCTGACGGATGAAAGGCAGCATATCGGCAAAGGCGGTACGCATAAACGACCTTTCCGGCAACCTCACGCGCCGCGTATGCGCCGAAACGTGGACGTTAATCGGCGTTTTCAGCCGCCGCCCGAAAGCCTGTTTGACCTGCCGTACATGCGCGGGCACGGATACCGCACCCGAAAAGCCGTATTCATGCAGCTTGCCGTACGGCGCACCCGAAGCAATGCCGACCACACCGACCGTCAGGCCGCCGTCCTGCCAACTGTCGCGGACAATGTTGGCGCGCAGATTGCCTGTGCGGCGGTGCAAAACCTGCCCCAGCAGCTTGTGCGTCTTGACCTGCTTTTGCAGGCGCAATACCACAAAAGCCATACTGCTCTTGATTTCATCGTCTATCTTCTTGCTGCAACCGGCCAAAGCCGCCCGCATTTCCGAATCGCCGACCATCTCGAATTTAAGCATCGGCCTTTTCCGCCTGTTTCTGCCGCGCATCAGACGGCTTATCGGCCGCAGGCACGACAAAACCATACTGATGCAGATACTGCACCGCCTCTTCGGCCACCTCTACGATGCCGTTCTCCACGGCATAATTTACCCCGCCGAAGGAAACATCCGTGATTCCTTCGGGGGCTTTCAGTTTTACCAACATACACAACCTCCGTTTTCAGGCCGTCTGAAAGACTAGCCGCGTTTAACCCGCACATTGCGGATGGAGCGTCCGACCAGCGGCTTCAACAACTGCCGGACATAGGCAAGCCGTTCCGCATGTTCCGACTTGCCGCCGTAAGATGCCGTCATGCTGCCTTTGGTCAGGCTCTTTTGCTCCGCCTGCCCGCCGCCTTGAATCAGATTGCCGATTAAAGACAGCTCGGCCACGGCCTTTTGCACGGCGGGCGGTATTTCCCCGCTGCCGCGCATCGACGCCACCAAATCGGGCGGCAGGCCGAACATCGCATCCAAATAATCGGATGCGGCCACCAAAAGCCCGGCCTTGCCGTCTCCCGCCGCCTGCCATTTCGCCTTGCTCGGGCGGACTTCGTGATAGGCATCCGCCTCGGCAACAGTCAGATAGGCATTACGCATTTCCCGCTTCCAGCAAGGCCAACAAATCGGCCTTCTTCGCATCTGCGGGATATTCGACACCTGCCGCATCCAGCATTTCTTTTAGTTTTTCAACCGTCAGTTTGGATAAATCGTCAGCAGGCGGCACATCTTCGGCTTCAGACGGCCTGTACTTCGCATCGACAATACGGAAACCCTCCGCCAACAATTCCGCCTTGCGCTCGCGCGAAACGGGATGCGGCTCATAAACAATAGGACGTTCCATAATACCTCCTCAAAAAAAGGCGGCCCAAAGCCGCCTATCTTCCCAAATCACTTGGTAACCAGCAAAACACCCGCCGTGTCCTTGTCGGAACTTGCGGTCTTGTCCCAATTCGCACCCGTGCCCAATGCGGCATCGTCAGGCGATTTCCCACCGCTGGCCATATCCCACGCATAGCCTCTCAACGCGATGCCGTACGACCATTCAGCCTGATAAACTGTGCCAAGGTTTTCTTTCCCGGTAACCTGCTGCATGACCGCGTTGAAATCACCGTTGTCATTCACGATAACCGCACCTTCGACCAAACCTAGCGTGTTGTAGGTCGTGTTGCCGGAAGAAGACACCAAATCGGGGGCGTCTGTAATCACAAACACACGCCCGAACGGGTCGCGCACCACATTGATGCCGTCATAAGTAAACAGACGTTCCGCATTGGTCAGCGCGTTGTCGTACAGATTATGGGCAACGGTAGAGTGCATCACCCAAGCACGCAAGCTGCCCGAACGGTCGCCGAATTTCGCGGCCGCAGCATTCAGCGAGTTAAACGTAGGCTTGGCGGTGGATGCGTCATGCTTCATGCCTGTATTGTTGCCAATCGCCGCAACCGCACAACGCACCGCAGCGTTAAGCATATCGCCCATACGCGCCTTGGCAAGCTGCTCGCCGATACGCACCGCAGCCAATTCGGGGTTACGCAACGTCCATGCATATTGACCCGGCTCAAACTCCACCGGAGCCGTGCCGGCCGCCACTTTTACTGCAACATTCAGCATCTCTTTCAAGCGTTTTGCCTGTACCGTGCCGTCGCCGTACACATTGCGGCGACGTACCAAACCGCCGATGGACTGAAATGCCGACTTAATTGAGAAATCCCCGTCAAACGGCTCGTTTGACAACACCAACGCGCCGCCGGAAGCTTCATTAAACTTAGCCACATCCTGCGCAATGGTCTCATTCATTACATCGCGCGTTTGCTGGTTAAAAACCTGTAAATCAAAAGCCATAAATTACTCCATAAAATTAACGGCCATATTTAGCCTTTAAGAAAGCGGCTTTCTCCGCCTCCGTCTTACAATCAGACAACGAACCGCCAACCGTTCCGCCGCCTGCTGCTGCACCGCTGCCGCTCGCGCCGCTGCCTTTCAAGATGCTGTCCTTATTAGGGTAAGCATCAATCAGGCTTTCCAGCGCCTCGTCAAACCCCGCTTTCGCCCCAGGCGTTACACGGCTGAAAATTTCATTGCCGTTCGCGTCTTTGGCCACGATTTTCCCGTCTTCCGACACGGAAAAATGCCGCCCGAAAAATGCCTGCGCTACATCGGCGGGGATAGCCAGCTTTTCCGCAATCACTTTGGATCGGGCAAAGCTGCCGCCCACCAGTTCGGCGTGAAATTGAGAACGGATTTTCTCGGTATCGGCATGGGCGGCGGCCAGCTTCTCTTCGTACAGCTTCACGGTTTCGGCTTTGACTTTCTCCGCCTCGCCCGCATCAATCAGCTTCTTGTCGTCCAAGTTTTTGACCGTCTCCAATGCCTTCAAGGCCGCTGCCGCATCTTCAATGCCGTCAAACGCCTTCAGCTTCGCTTCCGCCGCCTCCTTGGCTTCGCGGTGCTGCTTGGCTTCGGCATTCAGGCCGCTGATTTTCTGCATGGCGGCAGGCGCGTCAAACG